CTATGCACCGCGCCGAAGCTAAGACGCTTATCGCTATTCGAGTAAAGGGAGTAGCCGCCATGTTCAAGCGCAAGAAGGCAACACCGATTGTCCATAGCACCATCAACGTTAAGCACACACGCTCGGCTGATGGCTGTAGGGTGTGGCTCGTGTGCTCTTGCGGGCAGAGTCACGCCTACGCTACCCCGGCCAGCCAACCCACGATTAGCCTGCCCCCTCTCGATTGTGGCGGCTAACGCCCCCCTGCCCCTAGCGCGTTTAGCCGCCCTTTAGACATAACCACACGAGCTATTCCCTTTGACACATTAGCTTCAGCCTGCCTGCCCGACTGGCCCCGATACGGCCTGTCAGCTTGCAAGGCAGCGGCTATCCCGGCTGACAGGCATACAGGTTCGGCGGCGTTCCGCATTCAGCCAAAAGAGGAACGCCAGACGATAGTACGCATGTGGATATTTAGGCGGAGGGCAAAGGTTTTTCGGACAGCATCAGGCGGGGAGATGGCTTGGGCGGACGCCCTCTAGCCTGCCTAGCCTTACTGCCGTCCCTGTTAGCCGTGGTGGCCTGTTACTCGGTTGCCTTGGGGGTAGCCTTCTTGCGTGGCTTACGGGCCGTAGTGGCAGCCTTCTTGCGCCGGGCAGGCTTGCGGGAGCGTTTGACGGGGGTAGCAGCGTTAGCAGCGGCCTCTAGCATCTCTGCCTTCGTTCGGCGCTTACGTCGAGGTGCCTTAGGTGCTGAGCTTGAGCCTGCTAGGTATGCATCGATAGTGGTACGGAAGCCTTCTAGCTGCCTCACTTCCTCTGTTAGCTCCTGTAAGCGGACAGACAGGGATTGTGTCTTACCTCTCGTGTACTGACCTTTGGGCATGGCTGTTACTCCTCTCTCTACGTGGGACAGCGTATCACTACGAGTGACAACAAAGAAACCCCCTGATGCGTGCTAGGCAATCAAGGGGTTCGGGAGATGCTCCTAACAGCAGCCGTCAGGCGATATCGTCTAGCGAGTCGGCTAAGGCCCGCAAGTCCCGGCCTGACGTGTGCAAATACAAGGTGGTCGTGTCTAGCGATTCATGGCCTAGCCAGTCCTTGATATCGTGAATGTTCTTGCCGCGCCGGGCCAGCATCGTACCGCATGAATGGCGGCACATGTGCGGTGTGACTTTTCGCCCTATTGCCGGTGACACCTTGCGGACGAAGATGTACGTTACCGCGTCCGGGGCCAGCCGCTTGCGCTCGCCTCTGATGTTCTTGCCAAGGAACAGCGGTTCGCCCGGCTCCCGCCCATGCACGAACTCTTTGAGGGCGAATACGAGGCTGGTAGATAGCGGCACTACGCGGGCCTTGTCCCCCTTGCCGTGACGTACGCTGACCGTCTTAGCCGCTAGGTTGATGTCCCCCACGTCAAGGGAACAGAGTTCCGCCCGCCGTAGGCCCGTCAAGAGGTACATCCTGACGATGGCCTTATCACGGGGAATCAGGAAGGCGTCTCGCTTGTCGTAGTAGGGTGTCCATTCCCTGAGCAGCCACATTACTTGCGATTCGGTGAGTATCTCCGGCAGTCCCTTGGCCCGCTTGGGGGTAATGAGTTTCGCGGCGGGGTTGGCCGGGATGTACTCCATATCGAAGGCCCATGCAAAGAAACTCTTGACGGCGGACACCCGATGATGCATCGTCGTCTTATTGAGATTCTCCATGCCCGACACCCAATCAACGAGTTCGGGATAGCGCGGCCATTCAGCTTGTGTAGCCTTCGAAAGCATGTTCAAAACGCGGGAATAGCCCGTTATGCTTCCCAAGCTAAGCCCACGGGCCTTTAACGCCTTCGCGTAGCTGTCGATTGCGCCGTTTAGGTTCATTTCCACCATGCTCCTGTTATCGGCGCGACGGTCGAAGCTAAGTAGTGCTATGCTGGCTTCACTAGCTGCCAAAAGCGGGGGTAGCTCAATTGGTAGAGCGCTAGCCTTCCAAGCTGATAACACTGCCGTCAACCGTCGAACCTGAATCGTACCTAATCTGGGGTTCCGTTTTTGTCGGCTTCACAAGCTGATAGGTACTAGCTCAGCTTGCAGAGCGTTACTTGCCTTTCCGCTTCGTTGCCGGTGCGCGGAAGCCTTGCGCTCGGACTTGCTTCGACATCTCAATCAACGCCCACGAAGCCCAATCCTCCATTTTCATATCTTCGATAGCGGCTCCTATCCGTGTGGCGTGGTGGGCCTCTTGCGAGATGCGGATGAGCTTCGCGTCAGCCATCGTGCGGTATTGTGCCTCTGCCATTTAGTACGCCCCGCTTTCAATTGCCTTCCGGCATTGCTTGCATGTTACATCGAAGGCCCAAGCCTCTTGCGAGAGCCATCCCCGCTGACGTGTCCCGACGGCGCGGCGGCAGGCTGTCAGCCCGGCGAATTGTTCATGCACCGTAACGCCTTCGTCAAGATTCCAGTCCCCATCACGGCCCACGTGTTGCGATGCCTTGAGGATTTTACTCATGGCCTTTCCTTTCTAGGTTGACTATACAAGATTGACGACCAAGGGGGAGAACCGGCGCGCTGGCCTAGCAGGTCACAATCGGCACATAGGTACCAATCTCACCCACGTCAACACGTACAGAGTAGGTCTTGCCGATGTGTGCTTGAAGGGTAAAAGTCTCGTGACCTTGAGCGCTATGAATGACAGTAAAATCCCATCCGTGACCGTCGGTGTAGCTACTGACAGTCACAGTGTAGACCACATCAGGATCAGGGCCGGTATCGAATGAACCGCTAATGGTGGCATCTGTGATATCCGGGCTGCCATCGTCGCGCGGGGCACATGTTGCCTGCAAGTTCCAATTCCAAAGCGGAACAGGGGATGTATTTGTGGGACTTGCTACCGGGGTGTTTGTCGGAGCCGGTGGGGGGCACTGAATCATTGTCTCTGCAAGGACAGGCCCGCCGCCGCCTTCGAATGTCTCAGCATTCAAAGTCACTATCATCCCGGCTGCGAGGCCGTTCGCCCAAACTTGAATGTTTCCGCTGTAAACACTCGGAGCCACGAACGAACCGGAAATAATCACGCTATGAAAGCCGCCTGTCTCGCTGACTGTCTCAAAGGTGAAAGTCTGATGCCCAGTCGGCGAGATGAAGTGTTGAAAACCCTGCCCGCTTCCTGAGCCGCCTGAGATACACGTGGCCTGTAGCTGCCAGTTGTGTACTGGTGCAACGGTTGGCACCACGGGTACTACGGGTACTATCGGGGTACTGACTGGAACGAAAGGTATCGCCGTGTTCGTCGGGGCTGGGGGCGCGGCGGGCACGTTAGTTGGTGCCTCAACAAGAACAGGTGTCGTAACAGCCGCCGGAACTTCGGCGTTAACCGCCGGAGCCGTTGCGACAGTGGGCGCGGCTGTCGGGTTGCCGGGCACACACTCCCCCGCGTTGAATGCCGTCTTATCACAGCCGGTGGATTCGGTGAACGATGGTGCGGTGATAGTGGCTATCGTCTCGATGCCGACAACCGGCGCGCGGCTGTGGTCAATCGTCGGGCTTTCGGCCTTCCCGCCACATGCTACAGCGAGCATGAGGGAGGCAGATGTGACGAATGTAACGATAATCTTGGTCATGGGCGGGTTTACTCCTTTTCTCTAAGGCCGTCCATGCCTGTTAATTCATCCTTGGGCTTGCGTTTACTCTACAGCATTCAAAGCCAAATAGCAAGCATAGGCAGCCTAGGTTGCGCTTCTAGCCTCAATGTGGTATACTACATAGGTCGGGGGAACAGAATAGCCATTTACCGGAAGGGTTGACCGCTCTGAGAAGTCAACCCTTTTGCGCGTCCTAAGCACAGTGAGGAGAGAACATGCCAACAGGAGTGTACGAACGTAAGCCATTCACAGCCGAACACAAGGCTAATATGTCTGCCGCCAAGATGGGTAACACACACATGCGCGTGCCTATCGGTTCTACCTGCTACTCAAAGGGTTACAGACTCGTCAAAGTGGCTGACCCTGACGTGTGGCAACTAGAACACCGTGTATTGATGGCCCAACATCTAGGCCGCTCTCTCTTGCCTACAGAGGTAGTGCATCATCGCAACGAAGTGAAAGACGATAACAGGCTTGAAAACCTACGTCTATTCGAAAACACAGCGGCACACACCGCATATCACAACGAGGCAGCGTAATGGACATGGCGCACCTTCTTTCAAAGATTGATAGAAACGTTCCCGGCTCTATTGAAGGCTCTCCCTGTTGGCTCTACATCGGAAAAGTAGACTATCGAGGCCGCGCGCAGATTTGGTATGAGCACAAAAATTGGAACGCCCGGCGGCTCTGTTACATCGTGTTCATGGGTGACCCCGGAGATTTCGAATTACGCCGCGTGTGTCAGACAAAAGCGTGTTGCCGCCCTGAGCACAGTCGGGTGACAAAATGGACACGAGGCTTTGCGATGCGCGGCATTCCGCCAACAGGTTACGAGAGATGAGGACGCGCAATGGAACAGTCAATCCCATATTACTGCCAGCGCCCTCATTGTAAAGGCAAAGTGTTTGTGGAAGAACGAACGCCCCGCACAGAACAGCGCGAAGTATGCGTGTTGTGTGGTAGAACACCGGGTTTCGTTCCACGTACCCCGCCAAGTGAAGCGGTCTATCGGCAAATCGAGGCGGGGTACATCGGGCTCGACATACTCATCAATCACCGCGATGAGCTAGACGCCTATACAGCACGTTGGGCGGCAGGATGGGCGCGTACCGCAGAGCGCGCGGCCAAGAAGGAAACAGAGGAAAACGCCTAATGCCATACACGCTTAAAAGTTGCAATCGTCGGCACGCTTGGTGCGGACGCTGTAATGCCGACGCGCAAGATTCGCTCAGTGACGCGATGATTGGCAACGTCAATGGCCTACGCGATATCGACTCGGGCACGAAACGTGAATTATCAGACGCACTGATGGGCAGGCGTCATCTGCCTAGTAGCAGGCAAGAACTCATAGCAAAGGCAAGAGACAATGCAACTTAGTACCGCCGGGTTCAACCTGATTAGAGAGTTTGAGGGGTTCATACCATATCTCTATGATGATGCCGCAAACAATGCCACGGTTGGTATCGGAATACTTGTACATCTAGGCCCAACACATACGCCCCGGGGATTATGCGCGCTGTGTGACGAGTGGCCTAGACTATCAGAACAAGGCCAATGGATTACCGAAGCAAGAGGATTAGAGCTACTCATTGAGAAGGTACAACCCTACGCCGCTTGCGTAGAGAATTATTCGCGGCCCCTCACACAGAATGAGTATGACGCACTGACAAGCCTTGCCTACAACATTGGCGTTGGCGGCTACGCTAACTCTAGCGTGCGTGTGGCCGTCAATAGCGGCGGGGATGTTTGCGCCGCGCTCATGCAATACGTACACGGCACAGACGGGGTTACGTATCCCGGCCTTGTCCGCAGACGCCAAGCCGAATGCACACTCTTTAACACAGAGGAGGAAACTAGATTGTACACAGACGCACAAATCGATGAGAAGGTAGGCGCGCTGTTCGCTAACGCGATGCAGAATGGTGCGGACATCTTGGCACACGGGGCCGCTATCAACTTCCTCTGTAATGCCGTGGTGGCTCTCGCCAATCGTGGCGCTATCACGCCAGAAGTTCAAGCGGAACTTGAAGCGCAGATAGCGGACATCAAGGCACGGCAGACAGCATTAGAGGCGCGAGTAAAAGCGGCTGCTGATGCGCTCGGCGGGGGGCACTAATGCCACAAGGCGACGGAACAGGAAAGTTTGAGCGAACACCGGAGATGCGGCAGCAAGCCCGCGATAAGTCGTTAGCCGCGATAGCACGCCGAAAGGCCGCAATAGCGGCGGGTGAAAATCCGGTTCCGGCGGCAGACAAGCCCAAGCCTTATGCTCCTACGCCGCGTGAGCCGGTTGTTATCGTCATTGGCGAAATCGTCACGCCTCCATTTTCCAAACTGACGCAAGAGGTTGCTACCACTATCTGTAAGGCACTCGCTAACGGACAGTATGCCTCTACCGCGTGCATGGCTGCTGGTATTACCTATGGCACGTTTAAGGACTGGATTCGAAAAGGGGAGCAGGCAACAGAAGGCCCGTACCGCGTGTTCTATGATGCCGCAACGCAAGCGGCGGCATACGGTGAAATGGAGATGGTAGAAATTATCAGAGACGCGGCGACACGCGGCCCACAATTTTGGGCCAGCGCGGCGTGGTACCTCGAACGGGTACACCCCGACCGCTACGGAAAACAGAACCGGGTAGAGCTAATCACACGTACGAAGATTGTTGAGATTGCCAACAGGGACGGGCTTGACGCTAACGAGTTAGAGGCCGTGGCTACTCGCCTCGCAATCGAGGCGGGCGGGATAGAACCAGATGCCGACTAAGCCATACGAGCCGCCGATAAAGAAAAAGAGTGGCGTACCGCCGGAAGTGTTGGCGTTGTTCCTCGAACAAGCGGCTGAGCAACTCAAGAACAAACCCGCCGCAGAAACACGGCCTACCACCGATGATGAGTTACACGCTTGGATAAAAGAAGTGTTCGGCTTAGACATCCCGCGTACCTCTGTGTGTGCCGGTCACGCGCCCCCCTTCGACTTCATCGCCGATATGTTCTTTCACCGCGAAGATAACGTAATCGTGCTGGCGAACCGTGGTGGGGGTAAGACGCTCTACACAGCCATCCTCGAAATCACAAACTCGTATTGGAAGCCGGGCTTTTCTACCGCACACTTCGGCGCAATCGATAAGCAGGCCCGGCGAGCATATGCGTACTTCAAAGACTTCATCCGCCGTAAGCCATTCAAGCTCGCTATCAAAGAGACGCTTCAATCTTCAAGCACATTCATCAACGGGTCAACGTTGGAAATCATAGCAGCCAGCGAACGCGCAAGCCAAGGCGCGCACACCCGGTTTGTTTCGTTCGATGAGTTGGAGAGCGGCAACCCTGTTGCCTATCGTAATACTCTCGCTATCCCGACATCTTGGCTTGATGGTGAAATCAACCGGCTCGGTCAATACCTAGTGACGAGTACGCGGAACTCGGCTACAGGCCTCATGGCAAAGGTTCTAAGCGATGCCGAGTTGACTGGTGCGCGGGTCTACGCCTATTGTATCGCCGAAGCGGCGATGCCGTGCGATGAGAATTGCACCGCTGAGAACTGCAATCTGTACAAGTGGTCAGACGGCAACTCACGCAATGCTACAGGGTGGCTATCACACGAGGCAGTCGGCAAGTTCTACAGGACTATCGATGCGGACACGTTCGACGCGCAATTTCTTTGCAAGAAGCCTGAGAGCAAATCGTTTATCTATCAGACATTCAGCGATGCGAACGTGAGCGACGAGGCAGAGTACGTGCCCGACGCGGGGCCGATTTGGTGCGGATATGATTGGGGCTTCTCCGACGACACGGCGATTATCCTCTGCCAGTACCGCGACGGCCAACTTTTTCAGTTTGATGAACTCGTAGGTAACGGTGTGAGTGAACAAGAGTGGGTAGAGAGACTTGTAACTCGCATTACAGAACTTCAAAACTATGACGGCCCTTCTATGGATGAGTGGCGGCAAGTTTGGAAAACGAATAATTGGACGGGCGTAAGGTTCCCCTCTGTTTGGGTGGATATCGGCGCTGGGGACGTGTCAGCCGTGCAAATGAGGCAGGAGTTCAAGATACGTGGCCTTGCGGCGGCTAAGCCGTCACGGGTCAAGCATCAGATTGTTAGCGGCCAAGATGTAGTGAAGGCGATGATGCAACCGGGGCCACTCGGCAAGCCGCGTTACATCGTACACCCAAGATGCATACAAACGATTGCCGGTTTCCAGAAATATCGTTCGGAGGCAAAGGCGGATGGTGCATGGGGGGAGCGACCCGACCCGAGCGCCTCGAACCACGCTTTTAGCCACACGTGCGACGCTGTGCGCTATCTGCTATGGACAGTCAAAAAGCGCTTCGGACTCGGGGGATATACAGAGGAGAAAGACTAATGCCACCTAAGAAGGGTTACAAGCAAACTGCCGAACACAAGGCTAACACATCAGCCGCCCGGCTAGGCTACAAGCAATCACCCGAACACAAGGCTAAGATATCTGCCGCAAACATGGGTAATCAGAATGCTGTAGGCTACAAACATAGTGACGAGACGCGGGCCAAGATAGTCGCCGCGAACATCGGCAACAAGAACTCACCGGGGCGTAAGCCTGTTCCCGTTGGCTCTACACATATTAAGGCCGGGTACGTAATGATAAAGGTTGCCGAGCCAAGCGATTGGCAACTAGAGCACCGTTACATCATGGCCGCATCTATTGGCCGCGCTCTTTTGCCTACAGAGGTGGTGCATCATCGCAATGAGGTTAAGGACGATAACAGGCCAGAGAACCTACAGCTATTCGAGAATCAATCTGAGCATAGGCACCACCACCACAAAGCGGCCTAAAACCGCAATGCAAAAAGCCCGCCGGTAGAGGAGAGGCACCCGGCGGGCTTTGCCTTTAGATGATGGTCAGAGGGATTACGTACCGGGAAAGAGCTTGATAATCTCTGGCCCGAGTTGGCTCCATTGCGCTACTAGCGGCGCACCGAGAATCGCGGCAATGATGGCAAGCCCCGGCTTACTCGTGCTGAGTTGAATCAAGCGGCGAATGAATGTCCAACCGTCAACAAGCTCCGCAACCGTCGCCTTATCGGCCTTCTGTGAAATCTCGCGCTCTATTTCCGCGTGGCCTTCTTTAATGTGCTGTGTAATGCGTTCGCCCACTCCATTGATAGAGTTGCCAAGAGAAGTGAAGCGTTCCCCTAACCCTCTATCGAGTTCATACAATGTACGGTACAGGTCGGCATTCGTGACAGCACCGCCGTTGGGTGGCGCGAGAGTTCCGGGGGTTTCATCCGTGTTATCAGGCATCGCTCTGTTCCTCGCTGGCCGCTGCTAGTTCCTTTTCGTAATCATCAAGAACAGCCTTCAATACAGCGCACGCGCCAAGAAGCGTTAGGCCGAGATGCCTGCTACTTACTGACCCATCTTCGTTGGGGCTAATGATGATGTTCCAATTCTGGTTTACTTGTTCCTCGTGACCGTCTGACATTGTGTGCTCTCCTCTGACTAACTCGCTTCTATAGCGGATGCCGCGATGAGCGACCGCACTTGTACTACTAAGTCGAATGCGATTCCATTCGTGGTGCGTAGAGATATCGTGTTCTTGGCGCGTAGCGGGTGGCCTTGAGCATCTACCATGTAGGCGCTGATGTCCTTATCGATGTCCGCGCCGAAGCCACCACCGCCACCGATAGCCGTTGTAACGTTCGTGCCGTTTATCCACACCTGTACACCCGGAGAGGCCGGAACCGTCGATTCGAAGATGCCGTACACGAGGGCGTGCGTGTGGTCAGTAATCGTGCTGGAAGTCGGCGTAGACGCGCCACCAGCGGCGGCAGTCTGGCCGCTTACGCTGTGCGTGTGGCTTACGTCGGAGACGTTACCCGTTGCCCATAGGCCGGTTGCAGCCGTCGCGTACGTCGCGGATGAACCATCCTGCGGGTAGACGCCCACGCGGTTGCCGTTACCGGCGGTGGCAATGAGAGGCCCGAAGCCGGGCGCTGCTGCGCTGCCGGACTGCGTTGCCCAGACGTGCGTGTGAACGCTGGACGGTACTTGGTAGTTCGTACCGGCGGCTGCGGCTGACGTTGCACCAGAGACGGTGTGCGTATGGCTGCTGATAGTTACCGTGTGACTGTGAGAGCCGCCAGCCGTGCCGCCGGTTACGTTACTCTTTAGCCCCTTCAACTGAACGTGTAGCTGTACCTTGTGCAGATAGCTTACGTTGCCGTCATACTCTACGATGTAATCAAAGTTGTTGCCGTTCTTGATGGCGTTTCGTTCGGTGCCGTGGTTCGACTCGAATGTATAGAACTTGATGCCGGTACGGAACGCGCGTAGCGTCTCAAGCGCACCGATGATGATTTCTTGGTCGTCTTGCAAGTAGCGCGCGACGGTCGCAACCTTTAGACTCCATGTCTCAGCGCCAGACGCATCAAAGGCGCGCGTCTTTTCTAAGACGACTAGGTTAGCGTCGATGTTAAGCCATGTGGTGCGCGTGCCTACTGCGGTTGACGCAACGCCTTTGTAGATAACACGCACGGTATCCCCGACTAGGAACGTGTCGGCCAGTTTGCTAACCGACACCGTATAGACTTTAAGCGGGTTCTTAAAACGGCCAAGGTAGGCGGACGCCAAGTCATAGAGCGCATTCGCGCCGTTCTCAAAAGCCGTAGGCGAGTTGGCAATCGGTGCGATGTCTTTCGCCGCTAGTACCTTCTCACGCCGTCCGTAGGCCGCTACAGAAGCCGTATCCTCTAGGTAGTAGTACGTCTCACCGTTCGGCCCCGTCGCGTGTTGAATCGTGTACGGACTGGTGCGCGTAGACCACGGTGTCCCAGCCGCCGCACCCTTTGACGGGCCAAGCTGAAAGAGCGTATTACCTTCGCCCGCGCCAACAGGAATGACGCGGTTTACAATCGAAGTGCCTTCCTCAGTGAGACTAATGCTCTTGATGATGCCTACGTTAGCATTGTCGTCTACCGACGGGCCGATAGCAGAGGGAGCCATGAGCGTAATACCGCTTGCGACACCGAACGCGCCAAAGTCGATTCGTCGGCCTGTTAGCTCGCGGACGTGTACGCCTAGGATGTCTGCCAACTTGGCGATAGCGTTAAAGACGGGTACGCCGTCGAAGCGAGCCGACACATTACTAAGCCCGCCGTCAACCGTGCCGATAGTCCAAGTCGAACCGGCAAGTAGCGTGGCCAATGCGCTAGTAGGCGTCACGTCGTCTAACGTACGCCCAAGAAGCGAGTTCTTGTACACAAGTTCTTGAAGTAGGCTCGGCCCCCTCACTGTCAAAATCGGTGGCATTAGTCTGTCACCTCCCACATAGCTTGCTCAATAACGCCCCTGTAAATCTCTCCCTCTCCCTCTCTGTAAACTCTAATCTCTCTACCCTGATTTATAAGAACTGCCCTGTCATCGCTCGCGGCTATGGCAAACTCGAAATCCCCGCCACGGTCAAGCCGCTTCGTGAATGACAGCCGTTGGATTTGATAAATAGGCCCGCTGCCTAACTTGTTGCCGAGACTGTCGTAAATCACGATGTAAAGCCGTTGGCCGGTGATGGGCTGTACGTCAAGTCCGGTAACTGTGAGAGTGCCACCGCCGAGAAACGTCACTGAACCAATCTGGAAAACTGAAGCAATGACAGAACCGGCCCACTGCCCCGCTGCTACTACACCGGAAAGGCCGTTAAGAAGTACCTTCTTGGCGATAGTGCCGGTCGCAGCAGGGAGGTCACCCGCAAGTCCGTTAAGCGAGGTCAGCCGCGCAAGGATGCCACTAGACGCGGGCATTGCACCCGCCAGCGGCTTGTTCGTCTGTTTGGCTACATCGCCGCTAGGGACGGGCATTATCCCGGCTACGGCCTGAAAGTAAGAGAAGCCAGCGCTGATGAAGTGCGTAGCGGCGGCCCCAACCCACAGGCCAGCGGCCACGACGCCGGCGAGCGCCTTCAGCGTCTTCCTGACGAGGGAACCGCTGGGGGCGGGCATTGCACCCGCTAGGGATGCGGCAGTGACGTTCGAGCCGATCGCGACATAGAGCATCTCAGTAGCGACCGCATCGTTCGTTGACCATGAGAGCGTAAAGCCGTCTGCGTCCATGCTCGTGAGGTCGGCTTCCGCATCGACGGTGGACGTGTTGTTATCGACCTTCACGAACCCCTTGCTGGTCTTGTCTACCGCCTTGCTTACGGAAGGGTTCACGTTGTCCTGGTCGGCCCGCGCCGATGCCTGGGTGCCGCCGTTGTTGTCGAACGCTCCCGTGCCCTGCCGCGCGTGCGCTTGGTTCGTAGCGGCGGCGGTGTTCTGGAAACTGGCGAGCAGGATACCCATAGGCTTGAAGCCTACGCCCGTGACCACCTGTGACGCGGGGGCACCCCCTGTGACCTTGTTGAAGGCGCCGACCGCGTAGTGACCCCCCTTGAGGCATAGCGAGATGACCTGACGTGCAGAGGCATCGACCACGCTGAAGTTCGTCGTGAACCCGTCCGCGTCCATCGATACGAAGGCCGACTTGGACAGCGGCGTACCGGCGGTCGCGCCTCCCATCATCATGGCTGCGTTAGTGTGCTGTTCCCGGTGCTCCTGCGAGGGAGTCAGCGTGTTGGCGGCGTACATGTTCTGAGCCCACTGTGCGGCAGTGCTCATCGCCCCCAGCGCTATGAGGGCAATAGTGTTGTTGACGGGAGGGGCGCCGGCGTTACCGCCCGTCGCGTGCAGCACGAAGTCAGGGACGAAGCCGACGCCCGTGACGGCCTTGTTGCCGGTGGCCGTGGGGCTAGTCCAGAGGACGACCTTCGCGCTCAGTTCGCTCCCGCCGATCGCGATGTAATGGATGATGTAAGCGACGGCGTTGTTGGTCGTCCAGTTAAGGGTGAAGCCGTTCGCGTCGAAGGAAGTCAGGTCACACTCGGCCAGTAGCGTGGCGTCGTACTGAATGATGGTCAGCGCCTTCGCCGCGTGGCGCCGCTCACTCACGGTGACGGCCACAGCATCCTTCTCCGAGGCCGCTACCGACTGAGACGCAGCGGCACCGGAGGAGATGCCGAATGCGGAGAGCCTGCTACCGTGGAACGTGCCGGATACCGTCCCGCCCTCCGTCCACATGATGATGGCTTTGGGCGTGAAGCCGATGCCAGCGATAACCTGGCTAACGGGAGCCCCCGCAGTGGACTTCGTGAAGGAGCCGGTCTTGATCTGGATGGCCATCTTGTCTCTACGCCTCCGGGTTCAACGTGAGTTGATACGTGAACTGCACAGAGTCACCCGATACGACGGCGATGCCCCCGAACACGCTCCGGTCGAGCAGGGTGCCACCTGTGACGAGGCTGAACAAGCCGTGCTCGACGATGGTGAGGCTGCTAACAAAAGCCAGCGTGCCTACCGACGTGTAATTGCCCGTGGTGCCAGTAGATGAATCAACCTGCGTGCCCGCGAACCGCGCCACACCGCTATCAACACTCATCGCCGTATCGGCGTTGGATTCTGCGGTTCCGCCGGTTCCTGCGGCGTGCCACTTGAACGGGTCGGCACCGGAAAAACTGACGGCCATCTGTGCGGCGATACGCTTGACGAATGCTTGTGTAACCTTTTTACGGGAAACAATGCCGTGGTCTATACGTGTGCCGTCTGCCTTGATGTGAACAAGGCTTAGAGTTTGTGTCCCTAACATCAACTCGCCACGTAGGCCAGCAAGGATAGCCTTCGCTGTGAAAATGATTCGTGCCGGGAGCTTGCGGAGATTTTCGATTGTGTACCTGATACGCATGTTCGTTGCCTTTCCTTTCGGACAATAAGAGCTTGGTTTGTAGATGTCTGTTGGTTTACTTCCTGAGATTTAGCCGCAGATTGCGGCGCTTGCGGTTAAATGGGTTTAATGCTTCACGAAGTAGGCGAACACGTACCCGCAATGGCCTGTTTCGTTTCGCACTTAGTTTTCCTGTATAGGTCGTTTCTCCCTCCATTAGGCCAACCCCGCGCTAAGGTTCCCGGCTAGAACCTTATAGATGTTCGTTGATGTGATATGAATTGGAGTACCTGAAGCCGCGCCATAGAACAGCATGTTTCCGGCAGTCGCGGCATCTAAAATCGCCAAATGGGTAATCGTGCCCCAATCGCTTGCCGCTACAGGGAACGTTACATCTAGGGTGTTAAGGCAGATGCCGTCAGCAGCGGCCCCAAAGGTGATTGACTGTCGTGCGTACTCTCCTGCTGAAACCTCGTTTGTCTGGTCACCCGCCTCACCCGGATTAGCAGTAAACAAGGCGAGGTACACCGTTGATGGTGACGTGTACGACACGTGCCGTAGCACATGCTCAATGAGTTTGTTTTCTAGGTAGTTGCTTAGGTCTTGACCAGCCATGATGCTTCCTTATGCGTACGGCGTGTAGAACGCGATTTCAAGTGACAAGTCCGGCGTTCCGCCGTCCGTGTACACGATGCTATTGTCACCCGGCTCTAACTGAAAAAAGCTGCCTTGATTTGAACCGATGGTGAAGTTGGCAAAATCATCCGCGTAGCTCATGCCGTCATCGGCGCTGAACTTCACTGATAAATCTTCGGTGTCTACCTTGAGTTCGCTATTAGCCGACGCCGCATCGCGTGTCGAACTGAACGAGTAACTATTTATCGAGTTCAGCAATGCCGGGTTCGTGAAGCCGGTATTACTGTTAGAGCGGAACCGGAATGAGACGACCTTGACCGGCACATTACCAGCATTCGTGACCGTGAAAGTCTTTGGGTTCGTCGTCACAATCGCGGTCGTAACCGTTGTGATTGACTCGGCGAACCAAGGCGAGAACCGCTGAAACTGAACAGAGGCCGGTACGTGTACCAGCGCCGGGACAGCCACACGAACATCCGGCATCGCCGTAAGCCGCGCGTAGCACCAGCGGCGCGTACCCGCATTGTCAATCGTGTAGAGCTTGCCGCGCCCAATGTTGTACAGCTTGGCCTTCATCGCATCCACTTCGGTGTCCACCGCGCTCGCGTTAGCGCCTACGATGATGAAGCGCACCGTTTCATTAGCGACGTTGCGCGGGGCCGGTGCGTTATGGAGCGCATCGAAAGCGAAGTCCATGCCGACGCTTTCCAAGAACGCCGTACGGAGTGACTCGACGGACTCCCACTCGTACGCCTTGAGAGGGAAGGTGTATGAGACAGCGCCCGACAACGAGACGAACTTTTCCAAAAATCTTACGCTCGCTACCATTTAGGTCATCTCCTTTAAGCCGCAACGCCGCGCGAACGCATAGCTTGAGTGATTGCATATCCCAAACCGCTTGCGGCTTGTGTGGCCTCGTCTGCGGAACTCGCGTTAACTACGCCCACATTGACCACGATGCCACCGGCCCCGCGTGATTCACGATTACTAAACACGTTTGCGCCGCGCGGCAGGTTGACGAGTTCCGGGCCGTTCTCACCTACAACCGCTAGGCCGCCGCCGAAGTTTCTAATGCCGTTTGCGAGATAGGGAATCTGGGGGATTCCGAAACCATCGAAGCCCGGAGTATCGAAACCAAAGTCATGCCCCATGAAACTGCCGCCGATATGCTTGCTCGGAATGCTAAAGGCGTCGATGGCCTCAATCATGCTGTTGATGATGCCTATAACCGCGTTCGCACTACCCTTCGCAACACTTACGATTCCATTCCATGCTGCCTCAGCCGTGCCCTTGAGCCTATCCCACGCCAAACCCCAATCACCGTCAATGAGAGCCATAACGGTTTTGAAGATGCCTTGTACAACTTCAAATGCTGTCTGCACAATGGTCTTGATTGTTTCAAACTGAAATTGAAGGACGCTCACGATTGCGGATAGAGCCGAGTCAAAGACTGCCGAGATAGTTTCCCAATGTTCGCGGATGAAGGATGACACGAAGTCTACAACCACCATTACCTTATCCTTGATGGCGTCGAAAACTTCTACCGTCTTGTTCTGAATGGCATCCCAATGGTCAACAACGGCAATGACAATCAGACCTATCGGGCCAAGAATCGCCAGTACAATCAACTTCCAATGCTCGGTGATGAAGTCAGTAATGAACCCCACCACTTCAAGTGTCTTTTCCTTGATAGTGTCCCAATGCTGTACAACCTCAAAGATGGCAACACCGAGTAAGCCGAGCGCCGCGCCAATCAATAGAACAGGCGCGAGCGCGAGTAACGTTGCGGCGGCTGCGAGGCCAGCGGATACCGCCCATGCGGTGAAGGCCACAACAAGAACCGCGCCGATAACCCCCGCGAAAATCTCTACCTCTGTCTTGTGGTCTTTCAAGAAGTCGATAAACTCTTGAGCCTTCGGCGTGACAGTATCAAGAACATCCGCCACCTTGCCGAGCGCGTCTTGTACTAGGTCGCTGTTATCAGCCCACGTCCTAAAATCGTCAATGCCAGCGCTCACCTTTTCGATGAAAGAGCCGATAGCCGGAACAATCTTTTCGATGAACACTTCAGAGAGCTTCGTAACAATCGGTAGAAGTTTCTCGCCTAGATGAACCTTGAGTTCCTCAAACTGAATCTTGGCGCGCTCCATTTGACCGGCGGCAGTGTTAGCGAAGGCCGCGCTTTGGCCGTGAAACTTCTCGTGAATCTTTGTGAACAACTCTGCGGCTGTGGCACCCTTTTCTACACTAATGCCGTACCGCTTGAAAACGTTTACGTTCTCGTCTGTGACCTTACCGCCGAGCTTAGCGGCGTTCGCCAAACTCATACCCGTTCCGCGTGCCAAGTCCTGTATGTCAGACAGGCGCGAAAGAGCTTCGGCGGAACTGCTGGTTTCTTGCGTTAACTCGGTGAGCGCGAATCGAGTATCGTTGACTGCAAATCCATACTTAGCGCCTGCATCGATAGCGCCTTGTATCTGTTCTTTCACAGAGTCGTAAGACGTGCCGGTGTTATCAACCGCTGTCTTTAGTTGCGCCTGCGCTGCCTGCGCTTCCTCTGCGGCCTTGAGCGCATCTTCACCGAAGCCGAGTACTTTTTCCCCAAGATGCTCTAGGCCAACACCGCCCGCAACACTCGCTAGACCACCGAGAGATTTAGACAAGCCGCCAGCACTGGCCTTGGCTTTGTCCATTGCCGCTGATGCGTTGTCTTTTCCATCGATGATAATTGTTACGGTGTTCGACATTTATGCTTGTTGTTCCTTACTTCCGTTTGCAATCGCCCACGTCATGTGTAAGACGTATTGAGCATCCTGTTCGAGAATCACGCTAGGCGGACATCCCCATCGTTGGCAGAGCGTATCTACCATCTCGAATTGCGCGAGTTCTAGCGGCTTGTCTACGCCTGTTCCGTCACCGCCGACGTGCCGCCACTGTTCGGCTGCGATGCGAAAGGGGCGGGCGGTTCAGTCATTGCCGCGAGCCACTTAGAAAGAATCAAGTTTGCGAATTGCGGCGGTTGGTTTAACAGCCCCTCACCCGTTGCCGGGATAGGGTTTCCGTCGTCCTGTTCGATATTCCACGCGGTAAGGATTTCATCCCCGAACTGTCGGAAAGACTCTTCGGCCTTGCCCGCTTCGGCTAGGCGTTGAATCTCAAATAACTTCTTGAGCGGAATGTCAAACAAACACTCGATTTCCGCCCCGTCGTACTCGGTTCCTTCAAACTTGATGATGGCTGTTCTCTTTTTTACGCGAAAACCAGTCATTAGATAACTCCTCTTAAACTGCTGCTACTAGCTGTGTATGAGCACGTAAATGCGTGGCTCGTGTTAACTTCTCGAAGTTGCCTATCCGGTCGTCAGCCGGGTTCCCATTTACGTGGTGGATGATGTCACGCGATGTGAGACTTTCGCCGGTTGCGTGTTCCCACATAACGCGCGAGAGGTACGGCCAACGGAATTGGCCTTCCTCAGTCTTAATTTGCCACCGGCCATCTTTGACCAGCCGTTGTGTGTTGACCGGGCAGGCGTTGATAGCCGGTTTGCCGCGAGTCACAGCGGCAATGTCAAAAGGCACAAAGCCTCTAGCGGTTCTCGTTGCTACCGCTTTAGCCATCGTCTCAGGAGCAAACTTCGCCCCTCGTGTGTACTGATTGCCGGGTGAGCGGCCAACGGTACAGGGGTAGCAGCGTCGTCTTACGCCGCTACGTTCCTGCCCGCATTCCTCACAAACAAACGTCATGGATACACACTTTCAAATGATAAGCAACCTTATCATTATGACCAACTTGGAGCTACGCCATCCGCGAGACTGCCGGTTACTGACCACGTGAAAGAGCCGTCAGCGCCACGGGTTAGCGCGTAGTCAGTAAAGACAACCTCAAGGGTGAGTGTCTTACCACCGACAACGATTACAACTGTTCGCGTGCTGCCCGTGCCGGTGCCTGATTGTGTCGGTACTGACTTAAACACATCATGGGATTTATCCGTAGCCGTATTAAATACGCCGTTAAAAGTCACTTCACCATCAGCGAGCAAGAGCAAACGCTCCACACCGGCACTGGATAATCCAGTAATGTCCTGTATCCCCCTCGGGGTTTTGAAAGAACAACTCGTAATGTCATTGCTTATATCTTTGCCTGCACCCGCCGCATTATCGACAGTGACAGACATTCCGATTCCACCTTGCTTAGCCATTGTGTTTACCTTTCGTGCCGTATGTACGGCGCTATTGTTCTAGTACGTATTTACGAACTAGGCTGCATCGAAGTCCTGAGCGGTGCGGCGTCGGAATGACATCGCAAAAACCATGTCGGTGCCTGTCCCGCTCGTAGTAGCCCGGACGTATTTCTTAACTGTGCCATTGACCGAGACACGCTCTGCGGTTGGACTCCACGGAGTTGGAACAGTTGTAAATGTCATCAATGTTGTCCACGTCCCGTCAATACCATCTGTGCTATCAGAGCTATGCTCAATCTTGTAGGTGACGGTCGCTGTTGCGGCAGAAAAATGCTGCAAGTAACCTACAGCGCCCTTTGTTGTTTGTGCGGAGTCATTGATGCCCGTCTCAGAAGCCGCTAACGCGTGAGTCACCTTCGGCGTAAGCAACAAGCCCCATTCAAGCGGGATGCCAGCAGAGCCTAAGCACTGCACCGCGCCACTAAATGCGCCATCAGCACCACGAGACAAATCGTAATTGACTTGCTTTGATGAGAGACACGCGACGGGTTCGCCTGCTGTAATGCTCGTCAGTAGCATTACAAGCCGGTCGGCTGTAGGCAGCGTGCTTAGTACCGCGTGCTCTGCCGCCGGGCTAGTCTCCGGGTTGAAAAAGCTATTGAACCCGATTTCACCATCAATGACACCCCCTAGGATTCGTTCAGGCGCGGGCATATCGAGCCCTGTAACGTCGAGTGCCGCTCTTGGAGATGCAATCTTAGTAATCGCGCCGATGTCACCGGAGATGTCCTGTCCGTCGATATATAATCTCTGCCCAATGCCGCTAGACTTGCTCATATTAGTTGCCTGCCTTCTTGTCGTCTCTTAGCAGTTCGTATCGAGTGACACGTACCACACACGAGTTCGCATTTATTGAGTTCTTGCACCTTGTGTTCGGCTGTCATCGTGTATGTCATTGGCTGAGAGCCGCCGAATCGTCCACAATTAGAGGGAGCGTTATATCACAGATGCGATAGATTGCGTTGTTACCGCCCGCGCCTATCGTCTGGTACCCGTAGCGCGTGACGATGTTCTTTACATCAATAGCCCGAATCCCGTTCGTGCCAAGGTCAGCATCCCCGCAGAAATCTTCGATGAGTTCCGCCTGTGTTTCATCAAGCACAAACTCGGTATCTGACTTTGGCTCCGCGAGGGCACTAACGTAAATGCGAATCACCACTGTACGAATCTCGATTGTGCTGTTAAGCGTCAAGGCATCAATCCGGTTGTCTGACAACAGCACAGCGGCGCTTATACCCGCCGGAGCCGATAGAGGTTCGCCAACGCTAACGCTATCGAAGCGAGCCGAAGCCTGTAGGTAGCTCTGAATTGCGGTCAATGTTGCGCGAAGTGTTACTGCCATTAGTCCAACCGTTTCACTAAGCGCTCTACCGCGTGTTGTAGAATCTCGCCTGCCATGCGCTCTAGCTTGTCGTGTGCCTTGCGGAACATCGCGTATCCCTTGAAGCGAGTCTTATCGTTGCGACTGCTGACACCCTCAAGCCAACTTCCGTACACGACTTTTGAATCATCGATTACGCCATGTAACGAGTTCGTGATTTCGCCATGTATCGAGTTACGATAGTGGCCGGTTACTAGACCGTGACCGGGAAATAAATCTAGTTTTACGGCCCGCTCACCCTCTATCACTAAATCCTTAACCGCCTCCTCAACCGCTTCTTTCGCCCGCGAGCTATCGCCCTTCAACAGCGGCCCGGAGAGTTCCACCCTGTAACTTACTGCCATGTTCTCTCCTCTTACACGAACGCTAATGCGGTGCGTCTGTACTGACGCTTGACGGCCTCACGCAGCTTAGACAGGCCCGCTAGTGTTGTTTCGATGCCGTTCTCTGCCCCGCCGATTTGACCCGTCCAACCCCCTTGCGATTGCGTCAGGTACGCTATCGATAGTGCGCGGCAAAGGTTCTGTATATCGGCTGGTGGGGCATACTTGTTGATAGCTGTTGTATCGGCGTGTACCGCCGCTGTGGTGCCATTGACGCCCCGCGCAACAGTAAGAGTGCGGTCGGCATAGACAGCAGCCGCTTGGGCGTGCGCGGCAAGAACAGAGCCATCATAGGCGCGCTTTACCGTGAGATTGTTACCGCTGATGGCCTCTACGAACATGCGCTCGGAATCAATCAGGACGATTTCGCCTGCCTTAACCTTCGTGCCAAGAGAAGTGATTGGGATAGTGACAATGTTTGCGGCGGCAGTAACCCCGGCGCTGAGAGCCGCCGTAGTATCGAATGTGCCACGGTCGCTAACCCAAAGTTGTTCAGTGCCGATGAGGAGTGTTTCTCCGACGCTGATACGGGAGGCATCAGAGCAGACAAAAGACGTGGCAGCGACATCGGATGCGAGGCCAGAACCGGCAACAGCACCAGCGGCCTTCGTGTCGTTACTGTAGCCCCATGAGCCTGTTACCCGGACGGCGCGTTGCGGCGTCAGTGCATTACCGAAGTAGGCCGCGCTAGAAGCGTCAATCTCTATGCGGTCGTATGGCGGGCCTAGGTTAGAAGGCTCCAAAAAGTAATCAGCGGCATCGATGGCCGTCGCGCTATCATCATTCTTGGTAAGCGCCGACACCGATAGCAAGTCCTCATCGAGATACAGGACGTAGGAACTCTTAATGTTGTCTCGCTGTGGGAAGCGGAAGTAGCTGGTTTGCGTCTTAGGAATGAAAATGCGGTTAGTTAGTTTCTCTACCTCACGACTCGCTGCCTCAATGTGCGTGTCGATGTTCGTGTTAAATTGGCTTCCGTTTAGCCCTAACACGCTCTTAACCGCTTCCCTAGTTGTGTACGTGTTCATTAGGCTGTTACCTTTCGAGGCATAAAAGAAAACCTCTCGTCAATTAAGCGGGAGGAAGTGAGGGTACGCTAAAATGCGTTCCGTATTCATCTCCCCGTCTCCGCGCTTTCTGGGTTTCGGGTTAATCGGTATTCGATTGTTGGGCATCCTTGCCCGGTTATCTTCACTCGTAAAGTGAGCCACCGCGCATATTGGCAGTGCTCTACACGAGGAGTCTTAACGTGACATGTCCCGATACCAGACAGTGACATCGACAGCATCGGTAAGGTAGTCTGCCTGCGCGACCGTAACGGTTAGGTAGTCAGCCACGAAAATTGGTACTGCCGATGCCGCAATGGCCGCGCCTGCCGGGTCAGTTGCCACCTTACGCGGGCAAACAAATACGTCTGTAACGCTGTCACCCTTGGCATAAATGTCGTATGACGGTGAACCGTCCGCACCACGCGTCTTTAGAACAAGGTCTAGCGTGTTCGGTTCATCGGCACTGTAATCAACCTTGACCATCAAAATCTCGCCGATGATGAGCTTATCTGAGTCCGCACTGCCGGTGTTGTGGCCTGTTTCCAAGTTGAACACGCTGGTATCTGCGGCGTGTGGTGCCGGGTCACTAGAGCCGGTACCGCGCGCTGCGATAGTGAAGCCACCTACAGCGGCGTTCTTAGCCGTTACCGTAATACGCTCAGCTCCGATGAGAAGCGTATCACCGTCCGCGAATCCTGCGATGGCATCGAAGGCCATTCGGGTATCACTTGCACCAGCATCTACATACACGGTGTCGGTCGTATCCGTGACTAGGAATACGGCAGAGGCTACAACATGAGCAGCCGCAACCGTGCTGTTAGCGCCACGTGCTAGGACGGTGAAGCCACCTACAGCGGCGTTCTTGGTCGTACAAGTAATACGCTCGGCTCCGATGAGAAGCGTATCACCGTCCGCGAATCCTGCGATGGCATCGAAAGCCATCGTGAGCGCGGCGACTGATGCGGCAACATAGAGGTTGTCGGTCGTGTCAGTGACTAGGAAAACGCTTACACCGGCTACATGAGCAGCCGCAACCGTGCTGTTAGCGCCACGTGCTAGGACGGTGAAGCCGTCTACCGTGGCCGTCTCGGTCACATATGCAATCTGCTCGGCTCCGATAACAATCACGTCGCCGTTTGCGAGGTTAGCTATCGTGTCTAGCGCGAGCGCGGTTGCACTTGCGGAGGTTGCAATGTAAAGAGTCGTACTAGCGGCGGTTCGCTTGAATACGGCAGCGGCGGTCAAGTGAGCGGCTGCCGTGGTGCCGTTAACGCCTCGAACAACTGGGTTGAGAACCGTGCCACTGAACACCGTGGTGACAGTGATTT